CTCAGAAGAAAGATATTGATAATTTAAAGAATGAAATTAATGAAGTCAAAGACCTCTTGAAACAGGTTTTGACCAAGTTGTGATAAATAACTAAAATCCCCCTTTTGACAGATGACGGCAAGGAACATCAATTTAGTTCTAGATCAAGGTGTAGATTTTGAAGCAACATTCACGGTTAAAAACGAGAATTCGTCTGCTTTGAACTTAACTGGTTACACTGGAGAGGCTAAGCTAAGAAAACATCCTGCTGCCACAAAATATAATGCTTTTATCGTAACTTTTCCCAATAGGGTTAATGGTCAGATAAAAGTTGCTATGGCTAGTACAGTTACGGATGCCATAGAGGGTGGAAGATATGTTTATGATTTAGTTTTAACATCGCCTAATGCGTATAAAACTAGACCTATTCAAGGAAATGTTCTCGTAATTCCAGGCGTAACATAATGGCAGATTATCTAGTAACGCTTAACGAACCTGGCCAATATAATGTTGGTGTAGATTATGAGATTCCCTCGAAGTCTATTCAATATGGTAATATCATATTGGGGAAAACTCCTGTACAAGATGGTACGGAAGTAACATTTTCCATAAACGATCAGGGTGCTCCATATACCCCTAACAATAATCAACAACTTATTGTTACTAAAAATGGTCTTTTCTTAGATCCAGCGAATGATTATAATATTTCTGGTGATAAGATTGTATTTACAACTGCTCCACTAGCAAATGATGACGTAGTTATTATTGCTCTTGCTGCAGCTGCGGATTTAACTAGAACTGTCAATTATGTAATTGATAGTGGAAGTCTTCCAATGCAAATCGGTGATAAAGGTAAATTGGCATTGGATGTAACTGGCGTCATAGAAAGTATAACTGTTCTATGTGATCAGACTGGTGATATAGTCTTCGATATTTCAAAATGCACCTTTGCAGATTACCCTGCATTTAACAGCATTACTGCTGCTCAAAGAGTGCAACTTACAAATTCAAATAAATACTTTGATGATGTCCTAAATAATTGGACGACCACAATTGTGGCTGGTGAAATTCTCAATTTTAGTGTTATCAGCGTGACTGACGTAAGAAGGTTACTGATCTCTCTAAAATTAAAATTATAAATAAGTATAGTTCTTAACGTTCTAACCCCTTCAGAGGTAGTTTTCAATGGCATTACTCGTTCCTAATATTGGTGAAATTGAGTCGCTGCGTTATCTTATCGCACAGAATAACTTTGTCGCAGATTTACAGGATAACTCACCACGTAACCTTGTACTGAAACTTTTTACAAGTAACACAACCCCTGCAGAGGGAGATGTTCCTTCCGCTACAGCGTACTTTGAACCATATATTGATGGTAACGTAAACGGATATGGTACTACTGCAAATACTGGTTATCCCGTCTGTGTGAACAACAGAGGAGACCAAGATTATAACCAGCAATATGGTATTCTTCTGAACGGATCAAGATGGGTTATTAAGAACGTTGGTAGTGGTACAACTGCTACATACCCAGAACAGACTTTCACTTTCACAGGGCCTGCTGGTAACATCTACGGTTACTATGTGACTCGTGCGAATAACATGCCTGTCTCAGTACAAGGTGTTGTTCATTCTGCTAGTGTTGGTATTGGAACTACCGTTACGAAGGGTAATAACACAGACCCATGTATAGGAATTGTTGGTAACTCTTACTTAACTATTGACCCACAGGTTAGTATCGATGATCTAACTCTTGGACAGTATGTTGCTGGTAACGCTGGAGTTGCAACGGGAACTAGGATTATAGGTATTGACCGAAGTTTACGAACGGTATACCTCGATCAGGCTCTGGTTGATAACATTCAGGTTGCTACTGACCCATCAGTTACATTCAGTTTTGGTAGAATTAATATTACTAACCACGGACTGAAGAATGGAGACATTGTTTACATTAACGCTGGTGCTGGTAACACGACTCTTGAGTCTAATGTTTACACAGTCTTTGATGTACCAAACGCAGATGAGTTTGTAACAACTCCTTCTATGACTGCTACATCTAATGGTGTACTAGGTCTGAACACCGCTACACTATACTCAAGTATAATGTACGCTGAAAGGTTCACAAACGGCCCTTACAACATTCAGAACAACGGAGACCAAATTAAGATTACTCTGAACGTCGCACTCGACTAATAGAAACGCTAAATATCAATATGTGGGGTCTGCTTTATAATCAAAGTAGACCCTTTTTAATTACGGGGGAATAAATTTGACCGTATTTGTCTACGACAATACGAAGATTGACGAATTCACTACATTCCAAGCGGGTGATATCACCGTGGGATCAGTGGAGAATATTGACTATGGCGATATAAATCAGACTGCTATAATTGAAAGAGACGCAAATTATTTTAACGTAGATGATTGGGGAGAGATAAGGTACAGTGCAGATATAGTACCATTTGGCCCAATCAACGTAGTAGATGGAAGAGACGAGTTTGGTAGATCTAGAGCTCAGTGGATTCCAGAGAACGCAAATACTGTACTGTTTGATATAAACGACTCTGCATTAGAGTCAGCAGTAACACCTTGGGTGGGTACTGGTACAATTCATGAGTTTGGTAACGGTCTCGAAAGAGTCGTCATACCAGATCTCGGAGCGGCAGGGCCTGTCATCTTCATCCCATCTGGGACTGCAAGCGAATCAATATCAAAAGCGAACTACGATGGTTCTGGTGTTATTGCCAAGTCTGGCTTATCATTAGACGATCTAGACCAAGTTTATCGTTATGCGGCTGGTGGTACTCTAACCATTAGTGGTAGTACTAGTACTCCATACCAAGACGCATATCTCCCAACTATTAAGAATGCTGCCAAAGTTAAGGGTGGTACTAGAAGGGGATACGAAGTTGAGAAAGCAATATTCAATTATAGTCAGACCGACGATCCATTCGATAAAGAGGATCGTGGCACTGTCACGGTAAGAGAAGGTTCATCCTTCGATGATCCCGATATTACATTCGATGAGATCATCACGGATGTTCTTGGCAAACAGAGATCATTCTCTGACGTAGATCAGTTAGGCTTTGAGAGTTACGGAAATATAGTAGATGCGGTTACATCTGCTGAAGATTACGGTGTAATACCACAGAAATTACAAGGCGGAATATTCTTCGACGAATATCAGGCAACCAGTGTTGGTGCTCAGGAACGTAGACCGTTCTACTATACTGGTTCTGGAAGTATATTCAAACTTGCAGAAGCAGAAGAGACAACAACGCCACATTACTCTGGTTCTGGTACTGCTACATTCTCTGGAACCAACTGGTTCACTCAGGCTCCACAAAGTACAATATTTGGTGTCGGTGATAAAATTACTGCTTCTGGTACTGCAGCTGAGGCATTTGTTCCAGCTACAGTTGATAATGCAGTTCTATATGATATTTCTGGATCTGCTCATGAGTCTAGAGTCAAGGAGAGTTCTGCAAGTACATCTCTTATCAGACTTACTGGATCCGTATCTGATATCAGTTTGGTATTTGGTGGTGGTGATAAGTCCAACACCCTACTCTTCGGCGTTTCTGGTGGAGCCACAAAGGTTTCTACGGCGAAGGCAGACGGCAATATAAACCTCTTCGATATTACTGCTGGAATGACACAGGCGATTCCTGTGTTCACTCCTTCTTGGTTCTCTCCTATGGGAGATCAAGTTACAGAAGAGATCGATTGGGGTCTTATTACTGCAACTCCAACTCAGACTGCGGAAGATTGGGGCCCAATCATTACGAACGACGAGACGATTCCGAAGGAAGCAGAGAATTGGGGATACCTACTTCCAGACTTCAACTGGATGCAACTTGGTGGTCAGCATTATCCAAATCTCGATTCTCTATCGGAAGGAGATACATCACTATCAGTACAGACTCTTGGATTTACAGGAATTGCCACATTCCTACTTTCCGAGAAACTGGATGTTGCTGCAGCAATTCATTACGAGTCTTCTGGTATTACTGGTATTGCCACATACAAGGCTGGCATCAATATCTTCGGTTACAACTGGTTCAGTCAGGCTCCACAACACACAGTATTCGGTGAAGAGGGTCAATTCAGTATCCTTGGTACTGGTAATGAGTCTATTACTCCTGCCACAGAAATCGGATCTGGTTCTCTATTCGCAGTTGGTGGATCTGCAGAATCCAGTACCAAGGCATACTTACAGGGTGCTTACAAATATATCAATGGTGTTGCATACGTTACTCAATCCCCTGCTCCTAAAGGTTCAGGTATTGCAACATTCAGTCAAGGAAGAGAACTCGGTCAGACATATCACCGAATTATTACTCATGCCGAGGATTACTTCACAGGTACTATCTCTATTAATGGTGGAGTTGGTGATGGTGCATCTCTTACTGTATGGTACAACGAATCTTCCATCGTATACGGTAGAGAGAATGATGATTGGGGTTCAATTACGGGACAACCAGCATACAGTATTGACCTTACTGTTACTGGATCACCTCTTGGTGGAATTGGTTACATCGAATCCTTCGATGATGGTAACTTCAAGTTTGACCAAGATCTCAACTTCCAGAATAATGGTCTACTATTTGACCAAGATGATGGCGATATTAGTATATTACCTACATTTGATAAAACAGACGTTTATAACGTTAACTTTAGTACCAATAATGCCTCTAGAGATTGGGGTAAGGTTGGTGATAATACACTTGGGGGCCCACCATACGATAGATTTGAATATCCATATCATAGTGGTTTCATCAATCAAACTGGAATCGATCAAGGATTTGAGGATTACGGTTGGACTAACGTTGCTCAGACTCCAGAACAAACTGTATTCCCATTTGGTGAAATCAATGCACCACAACCAATTCCACGTGCCAAGACCATGTGGATTCCATTATGGAATGGTGGTGGTACAATCAACATTCTTGGTTCTGGAGACGAGAGAGTTGCAGTTGCAAGTAGTACAACAAGTCTCTTCGACTTCGTTAGTGGTGCTCAGGAAAGACTTATTGCTCAGACTCCTGAGAATACAGTTCTATTCGATGTATCTGGA